TGACCTACGCCGGATCCGCAACGTAACGGATCTGCATGTCTACAGCAGTTGCGACCGTAGGCGTGCCACCGACCGAATGCGCGATCAGAGCCGCATTCGCGTCCATCTGCGTGAACGAGGCACCGTCCGCGAGGATGACCGCGTTCGCAGCACCGGCTCGTACGAGCGCAGACTGTGTCAGTGCCGCTGCCGCTACGACAAGTGCTTCGACTGCCGCTGCAGCACGCGTGCCGGCGATGTTGATGGAGGTCGAGGTGGTGACCGCTCCACCGATAGAGATCATCCACGCATCGACCAAACGCCATCGCACACCCGGCAACGCCGGACATGAAGTGAATGCAAGACCGGCTGTAGTCAACTGCGCGACAAGAAATCTCTGACGGAAAAACTTGGTGACACCGAACGCTACTTCGATGTCACGAATGTAACGTACTTGAACGGCGCCACGACCCTCTGGGAAGTTTCTGAGATCTGACATGATGTCAACTCCTGCCTATCGAAATGCTGGGTATGAGCGGATCCGAAATTGGATCCGCTCACATGCACTTCTCCCACGTACCCGACTATCCGCCGAGGAACACACCGGCGTTGGTGCGGACGATCGATCCGCCGTACAACGCGTCGAACGACCACTGCACCTGACGATGCTGTCTCGTAACTTCCAACCGTAGCGCGAGTCCCGACACTTCATCGACTGCCGTCGCCGTGAGCGTCGCACCCGGTACCTGAATGGTATCGAGCAGCGGAGCCATGGCGAACGCGATCGCATCGCGGTGAATCAGCGTGTTCATCACGAACGATGCCTTCTTGGTGATCGTCTCGCCACCGGCTGAGGCAATGACCAGTCCGCCGACACCAGCAGAGATGCCACGGAACGGTTCGATAGTGATGGACGTGATCGTGCCGCCACCCACCGTCGTCTGCACCTGATGCGTGATACCAGGTTCATGCGAGAATGAAATGATGTCTCCCGGCAACAGCGTACCGGTTGCACCACCAGAGATGGCGAGCACCGTCGCACCAATGGCGTTGACACCAGTGATGGTCGAACCGGTCACGTAGGTACCGGCCGTATGCGTCGGCACGCGCTGAGACATCAGCCACAGTGCACCGAGCTTGCGACCGATCTGGCCATTGATGATCCCGTCCGTGTCGCCACGGAACGAAGCATCCTGGAACGCACGCAGACCGAGAGCGTTGGCTTCTGCGTCCGTGTTGATGACCATGTACCGAGGATCCATGTCCATCAACTGGTTGTTGCCGATCTTGCGGGCATCGAGATAGCCCGACAGATCGGTAGCGAACGGCGTGGTACCGGACACTCCGGCGAATCCATAGAACCCACCGGCCGCATGTGTGAGCGACCAGAGGAAGTCCTCGATGGTGTTCGCCATTCCCTTGATCGCTTCTTTCGCCTGCATCGGCAGGATGCCCCGATCGACCTGGGACAGACCCTTGTCGTCCATGGCGAACGGTGCTTCCTTCCACTGCGACAGCGTGACGGGAATCGTGGACGGCGTGACGGCGGTGACCGCCGGAGGCACAACGTCCGGCGCGACGGTACGAGTGGCGACCGCTGCCGGTACGGCAACGTTTACGGTAGCGAATCGTTTCGCAGCCGTAATCTCCGTTTCGTAGTCACGATTGGCGATGTGCACCAGGGCTAGTTGTTCGCGTAGGGTCGCGAGACCCATAGCCACAACTGTGCCGAGGATATTGGTAGTGACGAGTGCTCCTGCCATAAGTGAAGTCTCCTTGAAAAAACCCAGATTGTTTTGTCAGGCAACTCCACCGGAGTCGGGCACTCTCACCGCTGGTGAGAAGCCGAAACGCTGTGCTCGCCGAGTCAGCGTTTCCTATTGCGGTCGAACGACGAACGAAAGTGTGGTGCTCCTCTGGAGCAGGTGATCCCATCCACCGGATAGGACCACCCTTGGAATCAACTACTTCTTGGTCGGCGGACGATGCATCGGATGCGCATTGACCGCCTTCGTCTGCGTGGGAGCCGAATACTTTCCAGCCATTGCCCTTCCTTTCTACGCTCCTGCGTTCGAGTACACGACCTTGACCTTGCCCTTCAAGATGTCAGCCGAGAACTCTCCGAGTTGTGCCGGTGTCGGGTCACGAAGCTCAGTCTGACCCGGTTTCAGACCGCCACCGCCACCGCCACCCCGGCTACCTTCCGACCCACCACCGGTGGACGGTTTGAATGCGAAGTCCACTTCCTTCATCTGAACACCGAGCCACTCTTCGACATTGAGTGGATCACCCGGCTTCACCGAACTGAACTTGTTCGCTTTGGCGACAACCCTGCCGTCCTTTACTTCGAAGGCATCCGTGGCTTTGCCCACGATGAAGTCCAGCGCTGATGCAATGCCGCCAACCTTATTGAAGTGTTCTCCGACCGTGGATCGAAGTGTCTGATCATCGGCTCGCTTCCGTTCGGCCACGAGCAGCGCATCCGATGAAGCGATCTTTTCTTCCAACGGCTTCACTGCGGCTGTTACGGCACTGGTGACCAAAGCCGAGATGTCGTCCGGCTTCGTGACACCTTTCTTCTTGAGCTCCTCGACTTCGGTCAACGCCTTCTTCGCGGCGTCGATGTCGAGACCTTCGACCTTCACCTTGATTGGTCGAAGCTCCTCGACTTCCTTCATCAGCTTCACGTTGTTATCTCGGAACTCGACGACTTTCCCGAGTTGCACTGCGTGATCTGCTGCGGACACGAATCCCGGTGGAGCCGCATCGAGAATGACTTGGTACTTCCCGTCCTTCTGTTCATAGTACTGTCGAAGCGGTTCGGCGACTTTGTCAAGCGATTCCACCACCGGTGGTAATCCTGCCATACTCTACACTCCTGTTCAAAGGTTACGCGACTTCCAGTAAGAAGAAGAGCTCGTCCTCCTCCGCTTGTACGAGATCCGGACCGATCTCCACCAACACTCGACCAACAGCGGTACGGATTCTCTGGCCACGAATCGGGATGACCGTGGACCCCAACACTGACACTGACGAGGTTTGTATATAGACGCTCGCAGAGATCGCTTCGATTCGAGCATCCGATTGAATCTGTACGACTCCACTTGCGATTCGAACTGCGGACCCAAGTGCTGGGGGTTTCGCAGCAATGGAAACATCGGTGTAAACGGATACGAACCCGGCCGAAACACGAACAACCGATCCGACCACTGATACGGATGCGTCTGCTCGAACCTCTCGAGAGAGATTCGATGCCACAGCCACTGCATCCGTAACATGTTCGGGACGCGCTCGTGCATGACGACGAAGTTGTGACCACCCTCTGGAATCAGCGACCGCTGACGGACCAACGGTTGTGGCGGCACCGCCAAAGAGAATGCCTCCGGAACCGGCATAGACAAAGACATTGGTACCGTGCGGTTCGAAGACCGTAGTGGCCGCACCACTGAACACCACACCGCCAGTGGGGACGTAGTCTCTGGTAAGACTCTCGTCCATCGTACCGCCGAATACGATGCCTCCAGTCGGGTCGTACGCAAAGCTTCGCTTCTGTGTCGCGTGACCGGCGAACACGATCCCGCCGGAGGGTATGAACTTGAAAACAAACTTCTCTGCTTCTTGTCCACCGAAGACAATACCACCGGCGACGGTATACTTCCAAACAAACTTCTGTGTTGCCTGACCGGCAAAGACAATCCCGCCACTACCCGTATAGGAGTAAGTAACGGTTCCGGAAGCTTCTTCGAGCGAACGAAGATCTAAAAGCATTGACTATTTCGGCCGACGGGATTTCGGAATCAACTTCATGTCACCGAGTGGAACGGCTTTGGCCGCATCCACGATTCGAGTTTGTCGTGGTCCACTCATCAACGTTTCACCGGTCTTCGGATCAACTAAATGAACACCTTCACCTCGAATGAAGATGCCAAGTTGACCGTCCACCGTGCACCACTGTCCGTTTCGCATATCACTCTCCGGTGAACTGCGGAGTCACCTTAACCAAATCGCCGTTGTTCTGGACCAAGTACGGTCCATTTGTGAATCGTTCTGCCCAGAGAATCTTTCCGCTCGTAGTCTGAACGACGTAGTACCCGAACACGTTCTGACTCTGCACCGCTGTCGAAGTGAAGGTCTGTTCCGCTGCGGCCGCACTGGTTGGATTGCCCGGAGTGATCGTCCAGCTAGCTCCAGTCAGTGCAATGGGCACGTATCCGGTGAAATCTGCCTCCGTGTACGTCGCTTCGGTATCCGTCTCAGCCGGAGTGATATTGTTCTTGAACAACTTCAGCGTTTGGTTCTGTGGTGCGGTCTTGTTCAAGATGTTTTGAAGCATCACATCTTCAGCTGCGTTCGGAACCAGTAGCGTCATGAATTATTCTCCCGTAAACTTCGGGGTGATCTTGATTGCATCACCGGCCTGAAGCAAGGTGTAGGGTCCGTTCGTAAATCGTTCAGCCCACAAGAGAGGATGCCCTGGATTTCCTCTACATATCAGGTATCCGAAAATCGTTTCAGGGAGTCCCGGTCCTCCAGCCGTGTATACTTGTTGTGTCGCGACGGCTTGTGTTGGATTCCCTGGAGTAATCGTCCAGTCCGTGCCAGTGATAATCAGAGAAGAGTAACCTACATACGTAGCCTCCGTATAACTAGCAAACGTGTCGGTTTCCGACGGAGTGGTGTTGCTTGTAAATAGATGCAACGTGGTATCGAACACAGCGCGTTTGTTAAAGAGTAGTTCGAGTATCGATACCTCGCCGGCATTCACGACTACGAGTGACATCAGTACTGCCCTCGACCCATACCCGATTCATTCGGTATCCGAACCTCATGCCACCATATCTGACCGAGGACCTGCGAACCGGATTCCGTACCTAACGACATCGACGCATGCAGTGCGAAAATCCCACCTGGGGGAACAATGTAACGGCCGTACACAGGAACGTACTTTTGTAGGTGTAAGATATTTGTGTTCGCACAAATCACCGAACCTACCACATGCCAATCGGTAGTGCTGATATGGCCGTTGATTGCCGCTGCTCCTGAGATCGCGGCTATTCCTCGATATTGCTTTCGTCCTGTTAATGAGGTACGAGTAGCCAACGTCAGTCCGGATGCCGGCGTATTGCTGCCGGCTCCAAGCGGCCATCGCGCTCGTAAGGCTACAGAGATATTGAGCACCGTGGCGACCGGTGTCGTAGGCAGTATATTCACGCGAATCCCGACCGCGTCTACCACAATCGATGGACCGTCTTCTGGCCCGATGTTCCAACACTTAAGCAACACCGAACCAGATGGTGGAAAGAACAGATCCGGAGTACCGGCGGTTCCAATTACATGCCAAGAATTTCCGGCTCGTGTCAGTTCCGTATCTGGAGGAAGAGATTGCACGAGGCAGACCTCTCCTCGATTGTTGGTCTGAAGTCCTCGTCGTGTAGAGGTAGCACGGCTTTCCCTCCCGTAATCGAACGGGATGAATCCGCGTACGAACCCACGTGCCAATCCCGATCTAGCCAAGGGTCAGTTGCACCTCATGCCAAAAGATGATCGGTTGAGCAGTTGCGGTACCGGCTGCGTTACAAAGTGATGCGAGGGAGAACATCCCCTGTGGCGGTACGATGTACCGACCGTACACCGGAAATTCCACGGCCAACGTGATGTTAGCAGTGTTGGCGCAGATGAGTTGCGTACCGATCTCATGCCAGGCTGAATCGTTGGTCACGGTGACGGAGGCTTTCGCGTTACCCTTGCCGCCGTAGTTCGCCTTGCCGGAGAGGGACTTGATCGCCAGCGCACCAGCCGGATTGGCAATCGGGTTGGTGGTGTTCAACTGTGCAGCAACACCGATGTTGATGGCGGCACCAGCCGACGCATTGAGCATCGTACCCACCGCGTCGATGACATAACTTTTACCACCTGGAGCTTCACCGTTCCACAACGAGAGATGCGCTGTAGTAGTTGGCAAAGCGGCGACCGGAGCGACGGCTGAATCGAGACAGAAATAACTTCCGCCCAGTCGTACGAGCTCCGCAGCGGGAGGTAGTGCTTGTGCGACCGCGATGTCTCCACGATTGTTGATGCAGATAGGACTGTCGGCACCTTCCGGCCAGTTCGGTGTGAGCAGTCCTCGAACGAACGCGAGTACGTTAATCTTCGCCATCAAAGTCCTCCGGTATCTGTTCAAATTCAAGTGCTAGCATCAACAACATTTTTCCGAGTTTGTCATTGATCTGCGTGAGCTGATCGAGTACCCGATCATCCGTCGTGGACAACAACGCCGATCCCTGCACCGGGTTTGCAACAATGAGTCTGCCGTCCGCATCGGCTTGAACGGTGACCTGCATCTGCACCGTCGCAATGGTGCCGTCGGGCTGGACGATATCCAGCTGCAGATTCCGGATCTTCTTGCCGGTAGAATCCGGGGCGACTTGGACGACAGACTCTTGCGCCACGCTAGCTCCGACCGTTGCCGAACTTCAACAAATGCGAAAGACCGGGAGATGGGGCGATGATCTGCTTGCCTTTCGCGAGTTCGTCCACGTGTTGAGAGATCGCTCCCTTCGCAACTTCGAGCAACCCGAGCGCGGCGACCTTGCTATCGATCGTCCCCTCCACGGACACCTTTCCACCGGCAGTAAGGATTACGAGGATCGCCAACTGGGCATCCTGGGGAATAACCAACGACTGTCCTGCCACTGCCGATTGTGCCGGTTGATCCACACTAGCCTCCAATCCGGACGAGTCCGGTTGCTGCATTCGGTTCCGGGAATGGAACCAAAAAGTTTCCGTTGGTACTTGAATAGCCGCGTGGATCTCCTGCGGGACTAGGACCGAAATCTAGGATGACCACTGCACGGTTGCGTGTCGCGTTGAAGATGAGTGCGCCTCTGGCCACGATCGTGGAATTCGGCCACACCACATCCGCCCAG